GGTCAACTCTGTTATGTTCGCACAAGTGACAGCACGTTCTGATGGAGTTTCTTCGAATATAACTTCACCATCATAACCCATCGCCTCAGCAACTTTCAATACGGATACCGTTTTCCCAGTACCGATATCTATCACAGTACCCTTCAGTATACCATAGTTTTCCACAATTGTAAATACCGCAGAGCATAAATCATCGATATGAGTAAAGTCTCGGAAATGTCCGCCGTTGATATATTTCACATCTCCACGCTTCAGTGTTTCAAACAACATGTCTGGTCTTCCAGGATATACTGTATGAGGACGGAATCCCACTGAGTTGTCAATTCGTTCCATCTCATTAATCAACTTTGTTTCTGCATAAGGGTTATTAACCTCCTTAGCATTAGAAGATGATGCAAACAGTACTGGGATATCATATTCGTGACACGACATAAACACTTCTCTAGTACCGACCACATTTACTTCATAGTATTGATCTGGCATCTCAATAGACTTACGTACACCAGTTAATGCAGCAAGGTGAATCACCATGTCTGGTAAGGGTTCATTATTATTGATGCTGAACTCGGTAATCTCCCCAAGATATTCATCAACCTCATGACCCTTAGATTCAAGGTATGGTCTCAAGTGGGATCCGATATATCCATCAGATCCTGTCATTAAAATCTTCATTGTCTATGTTTCCTATTTAACTCTATAGCTTTACTCAGGAGTTCTAGTTCTGCACCAGAATCTTTTGAAGTTAGTAAGAACTCTGATGTGTCTTTGGGAAAACATGCGCCGCCCCAACCATGTAATCCATCTGCTCCAGGGACATCCATATGACTAGTCCCAATACGTTTATCTAACTGAGTTGCAAGTTTTACTCGTTGGTAACTTACATCATATCGTTCACACAATTCATTTATCTCATTGAAAAACGTGACCTTAGTTGCAAGGAATGAGTTGATAGTGTACTTAACCATTCCCGCTTCTGCCATTGATTGCATATGGACAGGAGTGAGGTTAGTCAATGCTTGAACAAAGATGTCAGACCAAAATGCATTATTCTCTGGCATACAATTGGCGAATATCATATGATCACTATTCATAAGATCTTCATACGCATTACTAGCAGTTAAAAACTCAGGGGAGAAGGTCAGGTTGTTGTCAGACAAACAATCTAAGTGGTTCAGTGCGGTTATGCTAGTGGTGGACTTGATTAGAATAGGTAGGGATGTGAATATATCCCGAACAGTATTATACTCATCCAGAACTAACGAGTCATCACAATATCCATCTTCATCTGAAGGTGTTGGTAGACATATAATAACTCCATCGAGATTTACCAAACCACGATAGTTGCCATTGTCATACCCCTTCGGTGGATCTTGAATTATAATGTTGTGATGTGGTTCTAGTGCCTTGCGAATAGCGCCGCCGACAAATCCATCACCAACAATCATTAAAGTTTTCTTAGACATTAGTCACTACCATCCATCATGAACAATTCTAAACCAGCTTGTTTCTTTAACGCTTTCTCTTTCTTAACGCCATCTTTAACCTTAGCATCTTGAGTTCGCACTCGGTCAATACGATCACGCAGATAGTCTATGAACTGACGCTCAGATTCATGCATTTGGCCTAACTGATTGCTATCATAGTGCATCAAATCTTCAATATCAGCATTATCAAGATACTTCCACTTAATATCTTGTTGCTTCTTCTCCTTTGCAATACGTCGCAAGAACGCATAGAAAGCGATCTGCGTAAAATATGCAAATGCGTTGGGAAGTCCCGTGCGAGTAGCGGTGTCAATGTTGTAGTTCATAACTGCCTTTAGACAATTTTCAACTGCATCCATTACCATTTCTTCACGATATGTGTATCGGTTAAAGTTAATCTTAGTAGACAATCCGTCACAGATTTTAAGAAAACACTTTCCGATATAGTTTGGTACGACTGGCACAGAAGCACCATCTGCTTCTGCCTTACGAACTAGAGTAACATAATCAACTACTGCTTGAGAAAACTCTTTATTGTTTACGTAATGCGGTCGTTTAGTTTTATCTTGAGTCATATAAAATGCTCCTCACTTAATTAATAATATAATCATTATACCATAAAAACTAATTAATTACAAGCGTAAAATAATGCTTGTCAGAAATTAGTTACTGTGGTATAATAGAGAAGTGCTCAGGGAAAGGTAGTAGCCCATTAATGTAATATGCTAGTATCTACTGACTCTGACCACGTAGGATCATCCTGCGGATGACTTTCAGGCCTTGTGTTTACTTCAGCGACTAATAGTTCACGGAACAGTTCCACATCTTCATGGTCAGGATCACCGCCAGCAATAGTACAACGTCGAACCTTGTTAGCAGTCGCCATACGACAGAAATGAATCTTAGAGTACAGATCCACTTCAGTGGAGCATATGATATGTGCTTTATCTATACTCATATACTGTTCTGCAGCATACGGAAACCACTCTATAAATGCGGTATTCGAACTTCCGAATGATCGCTCGACCAAGATCGGGTCTTTGATAGAATACTCATCATCACTCTGAAAAATAATTTCAGCTAGTATGTGTTCTCCGGATATTAAACGAACTTCATGTATATCCAGACCACTTATATATTCACGTAAGTCGTCACTCATTTTCGTCGACATTTAGTTCTACCTCTATAATTTTATAATCAAACTTTTCTTTGGTGTAGATCTTAATGCGCTCTGCGGCATGTTCTAGCGTATAGTTCTTCTTGGTCTTCCAATGTAAATCATCTGCAAGGTCAAATACTTTAGTCGCCGCAGAGTTATCAGATTTACGTAACCCACGCCCAATAGACTGTAGGATTTTAACCTGAGACTTACTGGGGCTGGCGAATATGATATTATGTAGGTTTCGAATATTAATACCAGTAGAGAACGTACCTGAAGATGCAACAATAATCGCATCTGTTTCGGTTTCTGTAATAGAGCGGACATTCTCCCTAGTATCAACATCAGTAGCGCCAGATACAAAGAATACCTTACGTTGGTTCTTTGGGTTAGACTCTACCTTACTACGTATATCGTTAAAGAGTGGGACACCATGTTTCTCAACAAACTGAAAAAGTACCAATGTATTACCATCCTGAGATATCGCAAGATTCTTGATAAACTTATTTCGAGCGTTATTAGTTACAATGTAATCCAACTCCTCATTGTACTTAGTCTTGGTCAGTTTCTTGCGTATTTCTTCACTATACTTTAATAACAGCAAAGTGATCTTCAGGTCGGCAAGGGCTGCAGAGTCGATAAGTTCACGTGTAGTAGTTACCTTAAACACTTGACCAAATAACCCTTCTAGGACTAGACGATGTGTCTGTGTACCGTCAAGAGTTCCTGTTGCACCGTATCTGTATTTGCAGTCGCGGAGTTTTTCCATGATAGACGCAAGAGACTTTGCTTTAAAAGTATGTGCTTCGTCACCAACAACAAACCCAAATTGAGAGAACCATTCTCCTGGAAGTTTATATATTGATTGCCAGGTAGTTACTACCACACGACAGTCGGTGATCTTTTCTTTACCAGAGTAGATCTTATGTACATCATCGATACCGAACGTATCGTCGTATGAACTGTAGTCCAAGAAGTCGGAAGTCATTTGTTCAACCAATGATGTAGTTGGAACAATGATAAGCGCTTTTTGTTTAGGATCAGTATCTAAGTACAGTCGCATCAACAAGTAAATGATCAACGACTTACCTGATGCAGTGGGAGACAGTAGTAATGCACGATTCTTTTCCATGGCGTGCTTAACCGCCGTGATCTGATAATCACGTGGAGCAATACGTTTGTCTTTGGAATGGAGGTTTAGTGAGTCAATGAACTGTGCAAGAAAGTCATCGTTAACTTCCTCAGTAACATCAGGCATGCCATAATGATCGTCATTGTCATATACAATATCAAGTTCACGCACATCTGCAAACTCTTTGATATATGGTAGTAGACCAATATAGAGTTCTTTGGTAAGTTGGTTAAACATCCGGATCTTACCGTCCCAGATCTTGTTTCGGAACGCAGGCATAAATTTATAGCCAGGGACGTAAAATGTGAAGAAGTCAGATAACTCACGCCCAGTGCCTGCTTCACAGAACACTTGCATGTATACTTCGTTTTTCTTTTTAACTCTGATGACTTCACTATGTTCCATAATTTCCTTTTATGAACCAGACTCCAGTTGTCGCCACTTGATAGCATTACCAATGGTCTGATGTCGCCATGTAATATGTGTCATGATCGATTCTAGTGTTTCGATCACTGACTTTATATAGTCAATAGTAGCTTGGGACTTCTGCAGATCTGCGTCTGCTTCATAGAAGTATCCCAAATCACTCTTTAGCGGTTTCCTACCGCCTTTGAACGGATCGTAATCCCAACCACGTTCATCCATCTCATCTTTCGTCATCACGCCCGTGAAGTACAACCACTTATCTTTAAGCAGAACCTTCTGTTGCATCTCTTTACGTTTCATCTGTAGTTTAGTAACTGACAGTAGTTCAAGATACTTTGCGTGTATACGTGCTGTGGCAATAGAACCCTCACCCAAATCA